TGACTGCTTCCTGTGCGGTAGCTCCTGCCATCATTGCAGCGAGAGCAAAGGGCGCACCTGAGCCGACGGCGATGAACTTCTGCTTCATCTTGGGAAGGAACGAACCGTTCTCAACCTCCATGACTTCCCCTTTAGGAAGCACGATGATACCAGAGTATTCACCTTCGGGCAGTTCCCCATCATCAGGGGAGTTGACCCAATCGAAGAACTCCCCACAAGCGGCGACTGAGCCAGCGCCTCCGTAGAGGACGCCAGCTTTAGTCTTGCCAATCTTGAGGGCATTGCCGGGGACGCGCATGGACCCGAGGGTCACTTGGGAATCCGCAGCGAGGACACCATCACGGTAGGCGATGGTCGTCATTAGAAGATACTCGACTTCGCCAGACGTGCTTCCACGTCCTTACGGAAGGCAGGGTCTTCACGATACTTGGGGTTCTGAATGTCAGCGAGGAACTCAGCTTGGCTGCGATAGCCACCAGTACTCACCGGACCATTGCCACCAGACACCAACTGCGGGACCGTCGTGCTGTTCGCACGATAATCTGCATTGAGAGCCTGAACGGCCAGACGCATCTTCGCCGGATCACCCGAGTTGACACCTTCGTTGTAAGCACGAAGCTGTTCTGCGGTCCACGAAGTACGCGCCCACGTCACCATGTCAGCGAAAGCCTGATCGCCACCAACTGAGGTCTTGATCTCAGCGACGACATTCGATGCTTCACCCGACTTGAGACGAATGTAATCATCCACCAGTTCGCGGGGGAACCCAGCCTTGGTCAGCTTTTCATAGCTGTCGTCGGACAAGGAACCATTCTCAGCCCACTCGTCAGTCAGGGCGTTCATGTCCAGACCAGCGGTTTCAACAGCGCCAGCGGCCTGTTCGTCGATGGTCAGGGAATCCTGCTTCGGAGCTTCGCCATCCTTGGGAGCTTCTGCCGGGGGATTGTCCGGTGCTTTCGGCGTACCCTGCTTAACGCGGGTCAGCTCGGCTTGAAGTTCCTTGTAGGACTTGGCCATGTCTTCCGGGGATTTGAAGTTCTCCGGTAGCCACTCGGGGCGCTGGCCTGCATTGTCCACAGCGGGAGCATCAGGGCCAGTGGGCGGGGTCGTAAAGGTTGCGCTCTGGTAGTCAGACATTAGTACGTCTCGATGATGGTGCCGTCTTCCAGAACTTCGCGGCGGCGAATACGCTGATCAAGAGGCTGCTTGTCCTTGACGGACGGGGGCAGATCACCTTCAGCCAGCACACCGGGGCGCGACAGGTTGATCTTCTTCGACTTGGGAGCCTTGTCTTCGGCCTGAACCACCGGGGCTTCTGCGACCACTTCGGTCACTGCTTCGGCGGTCACTTCGACCGGGGCTTCATCATTGGGGGACATTCTGTTGTTCCATTCCGGCCTTGGCCATGTTGCCCATTTGGGTCACAGCATTGGGTCCAAGGCGATTGACCATTTCCATCATCTGAGCTTGCTGCTGTTGAGCGTCGAGTTCTTCCTGACTGATCAGGAGTCCTTCGAGTTCAACGCCAAGGGACAAGGCACGACGAGCCAGATATTCCTCGACGTTCACACGCTGCACCACTTGGGGGCCAAGCATCTGTGCTGCGCCTGACAACCAAGTGTCCAGCTTCTGCAAGTCATGCCCACGGCCAAGAGCTTCAAGGCCAGTGACGATGATAGGGTTGATCCCTTTCGGGAGCTTGGGGAGTTTCCATTCCTGATTGGAAGTGCGCTGCAAGACACCAAGACCTGCCCGGAGGAAGGGAACTTGGAAGTCCTGAGACAGAACCGAGTAGGTACCGCCCAGTGCATCTTCAAGTTCACGGGCCATGTACCGAATTTCTTCGGCAGTGACACGCTCACCGGGACGCTGGATGGCGGTATTCAGGAGGAAAGCGAAAGCGAGGCGTTGCTCAAGGGTCTTGATAGCCTCGAAGGCTACGCGGAGATCGGCCCACTTCTCGAATTGCAGAAGGCTGACATCCTCCATCGTGCCAGTGATCACGTCACCCGTCTCGGCCTTTGCGACCATCTTGGCATTGGTGACACCACCGGGACGGACCATGACCACAGCCTTAGAAACAATGGCTGCGGAGTTCACGACCGCCTTGGTCAAACCTTCGAGAGACTTGAGGTCACCGTAGTATTCCTCAACGTAGGACCGACCGTAATCCTCACCAGCCACCTTAGTGAACCGGAGTGCGAGGAACGGGCTTTCGTTCTCAAGGTAAGACCCCTTGGTAGAGGGGATCATCTTCCCTTCGATCTCTTGGTAGACCTCGTACTTACCCTTGACGTACTGGACGTGGGTGTAGAGGTGACGCTCCGAATCGTGGGTCGGGGTGTCAGTCGAAGGCTTCTGTTCGATTATGGCTTGGACCTCAACGGGAAGCGCCACGTAGTCCACGGGTTCCTTGATGACAATCTCAAGCACTTTCCCCGAGGGGGAACGACGGACAACGTATTTGTCCAGCCTGAAGTTTTTGATACCGTCCTGCTCGTCAAGAACTGAGAGGACATTGCCGCCGACGATCAGATGCTTGAGAGCTTCGTTCACGTCTGGACGGACTGCGACACCCTCGGTCCACGCCATGAAACGCTTCTCGATCTTCGAAAGACCTTTGTCGATCTCAGTGCGGACGGACTTGAACTGCTCACCAGACATGGCTTGCAGATTGTCCATCTCGTTTTCCGAGAGGGTCATCTTGAAGAACGGAGTGTTCGGGGGAAGGAGGGAGAGGAGCAGCTTGGAAGCGAGGTTGTTGACGCCACGCGCACCTAGCCCCTGATAGGGGGTGATGAACGCCGAGGTGTCAGTGGTGCCTTCTGGTGGAAAGAGGTGAGGCAAGGTAAGTTCAGAACACTTCCTTGCTCTCTCCAGATAGGCCGACCTCTTTGGCTCCAAGGCTGCGTAGCGGGAGGCTGCGCTGCCGGATGCCATGCTGTTATTAGATGTTCAGACCGCTGCCACCCTGAGGTGCAGCCATGTCGATGCGGAGAGCTTTGGTACCCTTGCGCTTCTTAGCGGTCGGGTCTTCCGTTGCCGAGGCGTTCAGCTTCGGTGCCATAGGCCGCTGGGTCATATCGACCAGAGGCGCGGGAGCCGGGGCTTCGGGAGCCTTCGGCGTCTTCATGCACATTTCATTCTTCCTTCTGTTGCTCGGAGATTGCGCGGAGGTGTTCGATTACCTCCTGCTGACCAATCAACGACCCGAGCTTTCTTTCATCGGTATTCAGGGGAGGAAGACGGTTCGGGAAAACCTGTTGGAGATACTCAACCAAGGTTTCATCCACTTTAGGTGGACTTAGGAAAACCTTCATTGTTTATCTCTCCGGTTAAGGAGGCCGTAAATCACAGGACCGTCTCTCCCTGTAGCTGGTTGATCCTCATTTCGGCGTACCGAATGACCTTTTGGAGGTCGATGATCTCACTCTCCACCTCGTCCTTGCCGGGGTACAGCTTGTGTCCAGCACGGCTGGCGTACTTCACAATGTTCCCCCGCCAGAACTCAAACCCATTTCGCATGATGAAGGTCACGGGTTCGATCAGGTAGCGGGCGTAGTGCGCTGGGCGTACAACGACTTCTTCAAGTTCACCCATTGACAGCCTCCAATGCAGCCTTGGTGTCCTCGTACCCACCGATGTGTTCACCGTTAAGGAATACTTGAGGAACGGTGTATAACCGACTGGAAATAAAGAACTCTTTCACGGTGGCAACGTCGATTTCCTTGAAGGTGTGATCATGATCGGTGAGGAGTTCCTTCACCTTGTCACACCACTTGCAGGTCTTCGATGTGACTACGATGTAGTGAGCCATCAGTTGTCTCCTTCTTTATGGAACGCTTCGATCCACAGTCGGCAGAGGTCCGACCGAACGATGTCTTCGATCTGGAACTCCACAATCGGGACCGGGAGCATGTACTTCTTGACCATGTGGATCGCAGTCTTGAGGCCGCTGCGTTCCTTGAGGTCCGACTGACTGATGTCCCCGTTGAGGATCACCTTGCAGTCTTCACCGACTCGGGTCAGGAACATCTTCATTTCCTGTGCGGTGGTGTTCTGAGCCTCGTCAAGGATCACCAGAGCGTTCTCGAAGGAACGTCCCCGCATCGTCTCGAAGGGAACGACTTCGATGTTCCCATTCTTCATGGCGATTTCGATCCGGGCAGGATCAAGATGCTTACGAAGAACCTCGACAATGGGAGCCAACCACGGCTCCATCTTCTCGTTCAGGGTGCCGGGGAAGAAACCAATGGATCGCCCAGCAGCCACGTTGGGGCGAGTGATGATGATCTTGTCGATCTTCTTTGCGAGGTACAGTTGGGCAGCGAAGGTCGCTGCAACGTAGGTCTTACCAGTACCCGCTGGACCCATCACGATCACCTGAGAGGCTTCCTTGAGGGCGCGGATGTAGTCTGCCTGACGCTCGGTCTTGGGCAGAAGTTCGACGCGAGGTGTGGTAGCGTCGTGCTTGGTAGGCTTACGTTTTACTGCGCGGGGTGCCACAGAATAGGCTCCTTGGTCTTGAAGTTGTAGTCGCTGTAACGGAGAATCCGCGCACAGCGGGCTTGGGTCAGGGCGTCTTCTTCGGTCAGCCCCTTGTCCTCATAGGTTTCCACCACGCGCTCCCAAGGGGTGCGGGGATCGTCTGATCCTCGGGTGAGAATCTTCTCAGCGGTCTTAGGACCAATGCCGGGACAGCCGGGGTAGCCATCAGTTGCATCACCCATGAGGGTCTGCATCATGTGCCAGTGGTCCGCAGTCTTCTCGTCGATGAACTGGGGCTGGGTGTCCTTGTCGGGATTGAAGAAGTAACCGGGGATGGTCTTGAAGTCCTTGTCGATGCTGACAATGATCTTCTCACCGGGGAACATCTTGGGATGTGTCGAGAGGATGCCTAGAACATCGTCGCCTTCCAGACCGGGACGGACCCACGTCTCATACCGTTCACCAATCCACGCCTTCAATTCCTTGAGGGCGAGGGGCTTGCGTTTGTCCTTCCGGTTCCCCTTGTAGTCAGGGAAGAAGGACTTTCGGAAGTTGACTACATCGGAGAAAGCCATGACCACATGGTCAGCCTTGAGCTTCTCAGTGAGGGCTTCGATGCTGTCCGTGGCCTTCTTCTGAGCTTCACCTACGTCAGAGTGCAGGGTCCAAAGATCGTCACCCCAATCGTACTCACGTTCCACAGCCGAGGCTGCGGTATAGGTGATCACGTCTCCATCAATAAGGATCGTTCTGGTCACTCATTGTCCTCCTTGGAGAACGTCTGAGGGATGCCATACTTGTTCCGCATGTAGTCGGAGTAGGCGAGGTCCATTTCGTTCTGAGTACCTTCCGGCTTGGTCTTGCGGAACAGGCTGACGAACCACTTGGGCAACATCATAAACTTCCTCTCGTTGGTGGAATGAGTTGTTGATAGAAAGCAGCGACCAGAAGCAGTTGCTCCGCGGTGGCGTAACTCTTGACGGTATTGGCAAGGTGACTGACGACGATCACGTTGCCCCTGACGTAGCCAAGGGCAGGGATGATGCGGTCGAGGGACGGGGAGTCAGGACCAACGACACCTTCGTTGACCCTCAACTCAATGCCGAGGGCAGGGCAGTACTTTGGGATATGGATGTCAGCGAGGGTAAGGTTGAAGGGGATACCCTTCTCCCTCGCCCGTCGCCTTGCGTGACTTAGGAGGTGATGCTCCGGGTTGTTCACCCGATGCTCACGCTTCCTCAGATTGTCCCTCTGCCTTGCGGTTAGTGGCAGTCCTTCCAACTGTCACCGAGGTCATAGTTACCAGCCAGCGGACACTTGAACTGGTAGTATTCGCCAGCCTTGCGGATAGCTTCGGCTGCGGTTTCGCCCACGATGTCAGCGATGACAGGACGGGCTTCCAACTGCCACTCGTCGTGGATGTTACCCATGAACTCGTAGTCCTCACCGGGAACGAAGTTCATGGCCTTGAGGTCTTGGTCGAGGATGACCAAGGCCCGCTTCATCAGGATCGCCCCGGCTGATTGCAGGAGCGTGTTGAGTGAGGCGTGTTCCGACCGGACGAACAGGATGCGACCATCGAGTCCCTTGAGGGTTCCCGATTGTTTCACCTTGGCCTTCACCCTGTTGGTCAGGGTTCCGAGAGCGGGGAGGTTTTGCAGGAACGCAGCGCGATCCTTCTTGCCACGGGCAGCCACAGGCTTACCGACAGTGATGCCGAGCTTGAGGTCACCAGCGCCATAGATGAACGCATAGAACCAAGTTTTTGCAATGTCCCGACCCTTGATCATGGCACCATCGACTGCATAGGGCAGCTTAGGGTCCATCCCGAGGGCGCGGCAGTTGACAGAGTGCATGTCCGTACCGATGGACTTGTCACCCTTAAGCACAACGTCGATGTACTCACCGCCATCATAGGCAGCCATGTAGCCAGCGAGACAACGCAGCTCCAAGGCGTCAGCGTCACACCCGATCTGCTTCCATCCCTTTCGTGGGATGAATAGCTCACGGCAACGCTCACCATATGGGGCAGCATTGGAGGGGACTTGGGCGAGGTTAGGTGAACGGTGGGTCATGCGGCCAGTGCAAGCACCATTGGTGATCACCTGTCCGTGGATGCGGCCATGCTTCTCGTTGCGGAGCCATGCTTCCTTGCCTTCTGCGATCTGACCGATGCGCTTCTGGACGAGGAAGTATTCTGCCAACAGCTTGGCCGAGGGGTAGGGTAGCTTGTTCAGGATGGTATCGTCTACCTTGGCAGACCCATCCTCAGTGAACTCCTGTGGTTCCCATCCGTGCATCTCCTTGAGCCACGTTGCGATGTGCTGACGTGAACCGGGATTGAACTCGACGACGGTTTCCTTGGTGAAGGGTTCACCCTTAACATACCCACGGGTCTTGTTGTTGACCTTGGGGACAAACACGGTGCGAACCACACGGGGAGCGAAGGCTGACTTAAGCTCACGCTCAATCTCAATGCGGCGGGACAGCAGGTCGGTGTAGAGGACTTCTGCCTTGGCACGGTCGAAGCCAATGCCATTGCGTTCCTGCCGACCGATGATCTCAGCCACACCATGCTCAAGGGCGATACACTCGTCAGAGAAACCATACTTGGCCTGACGATCAAGGCAACGCTTCCAGAGCTTCGTGGTGACTTCCACGTCCTGCTCACAGTAGTCTTGCATCTCTTGGGACCAGAGTTCCCAGCCGCCCTTGTAGTCACCCTTGTATTCACCGAGACGGTAGCCAAACGATTCCAGCGAGTAACGACCGACCATGTTCCGAGGGAGGATACCCTTCTGAACTAGACCGAGGTCGGACTTCGCAATCTCCGGGTTCAGCAGTCGGGCCATGACGAGGGTGTCACGGGCGATGCCCTTAGGTGCAAACCACGGGTAGATTTTCTGGATAGCGGGAATGTCGAACTTGATGATGTTGTGACCGACGATCATGTCAGCATCCATCAGCAGCTTGAGGCCCGTCTCGAACCCTGTGAGTGGGGACAAGGACCATTCCTGTTCGGTGTCAACGTCACGAATGACGAGGCAGTGCAGCTTGGTCATCTCAGGGATGAGGCCGTTGCTTTCAATGTCGAAGATGAGGGTAGTCAATACGATCTCCTAGTGAGAAAGAAGGAAGGGGGCCGAAGCCCCGATCAGATGAGCATGAGGGGAATGAAGATCACCGCAAGGATAATCACCGATCCGATAATCCACTCGGACAGATTACTGTCATCATCAGTGTTCGGAGCAGCAGCGGGCTTGCTGACCACGGCGGGCTGATTGACGTTGGTATTCATCAGCCACATCCAGAACCACGGGGACGACGTAACGCTGTCATGGTGGACAATGGTCTTCGTCTTGGTTCCGCTATAGGGGGCCGTAAATGGTTTCGAAGGTTTCGGTGAGGTGACTTTCGGGGTGTACGCCTTGGGCGTTGACATGCGCGGGGTAGAGACTCGCGGCATGGAGAAGGACCGTACACCACCAAAGGACCGGACACTGGTGTACGCCTGAGCAACGGGGGCGAACGTAAGGGCGCACAGAAGCGCCAAGAGAATTGCCTTGAATTTCATTGGTTGTCCTTGATGTATCTGAGGTAGATCGAACGGAGCTTGGGGATTTCAGGGTGTGACCTGATCCACATCCCAGTGCAGGGGTTGAACTCCCGCTTGAAGTATGCGTCGAGGCGACGGTTGCCAGTGCTGACAGTCACGTCGATCAGCTTAGACATCTCGTCGAACTCATGGTCCGACATGATGCTGACGTTCTCGAACTCATACGCATAGGCGGCGAGGGAGAGGCGGATTCTTCTCCACCTCTCCAACTCCACCTTAGTCATTACCGGATCGGACATGCGCCAGTGGCACACCCGTCCTGTTCAAGTTCTTCCAGAGTGTTTGCCGAGTCCAAGTCAACGGGCAGCAGGGTGCTGGCGTAGGCATCGAACACTTCCTTGGTGACCACTTCCTGCGGGAGGTAGGGGTAGCCAAGGTCAGCAGCAGTCTTCGTCGGATCGTTGCGGTAGATGAACGACACACCAACGTAGTGATCCCAGTTCTCGCGCAGCCATTCGATGATGGCCGGGACTTCCGAAGGATCGTAGCTGATGGTGATCGAACAGTTGTGATCGACGTAGTTGTCCATCAGCAACTTGTAACGCTCAAGCTGCTCAATGGCAGACTCGACGTTCACCTCAACGCCATTCACTTCCGTGAAGTCCACATCTTCCCAAGAGACAGGGAAAGTTGCCAAGACAGCATCGGTGGAATACGGATCATTGAAGACATTGTAGTTTGCAGCACGGAGCAGAGGTACCAGAGGGTCATGGATACCGAACCTCACA